GAAGTTGACGAAGGTAAAGGAAGAGAAGCTCTTGACAACTTTTTAGAAGGCGAAGGCGGACGTGATGTTGATCCAGAAACGGGACGAATAGACGATACAGATGACGAGATCAAAGCGCGTTTATTAACGTCTTCAGAAGAGAAACAACGTCTTGTTAATTCTATTCAAGATGCGATTAAAGATGACCTAAAAAATATAAAGGGTGGTCGTCGAGGAAAACTTGAATACATCGCAAAGGTACAGGATGAACTTAACCGTCGGTTAGGAAAAAGCGACGACATTGGAATGGTAATGAACGCAGCTCAACTTAGCGACAACTTAGAAGTTGCTGATAGTATTGAAAAGTTAGCTGTACACATGTCAGCCAATGGTGTGGTACTTGTAAAAAACTTAACCGATTTACAAAAGTCGTTAGAAGGTGCTGATATTAGCGACCCAGAAGTTCTTAACGACAGTACAGCGGCTATCTTTAAAATCATACCACAAATGCTGGGATGGAAAAAAACAGGTACTGAAATAGCAAGGGCGTTACAATCGCGTAAGTATGTCAAAGACGAGTTAGAAGTAACGATGCAACGCGTTGAAGACGAGTTAGAAACAAACCTTGTAAGCGATTTAAAGGCGGCTAAAGACTTAACGCCCGAACAAATGGCAAAACAAGTTGAAACGTTTGGAGATATTGAAGGAGTTAAACGCCTTCTTAAAGCTATACAACAAGCTGAAGATATAGGAGAGATTAGGCAGATACTTGTAGAACAACAGCAAGCCTTTCAAAAAAGTACGAGCAGAGGAACAACTGTTAAACAAGACGCTGAAAGTACTTCAGCATACGTAAAGGTTAGAGACGTTGCGGTCGATTTTCAATATTCTAGCATGTTAAGCGCGCCTACTACGCCGATGAAAGCGTTGATAGGAAATGCTGTAATGTCTCCATACCATAGTCTTATGGGTAAGATAGGGGCTAAGTATATGTCTTTAGCTCCGTGGGCAAGAAACGGTTTATCGAAGCAAGAGTACGAGAAAGCGTATGCATTTTGGAAGGCGACTGGTTCTTCCTATGGCGACTTTACTGACATATCAATGCAAGAAGCTAGACGTGCTTTTAAAAACGGCATTGATGATTTAACCACGCATTTTGAGCGTGTGGGAGGATCAGCTTTATCAATGGAAAGAACAGGTCTTGAAGGCGCTCTTGGACAGTCGGTAGAAAACTTAGGTCAATTTATAGATGTACCAGGAAAAGCTATGGCAGCTATTGACGCTCGAACACGTATGCGAGTTGCCCATTCCATGACAAAATCAAAAGCCAAGGTCGAGTGGATGGAAGCTGGTTATGAAGGAAGAGAAAGAACCGACACCTTTGAAGAACATTATGATAATTTCTTAAAGAAAGTGTTTTCTGAAGACGGTACGAAGTTAATGAACGAGGACCAAGTAAGAAGACAAGCGGTACTTAACGCTCAAAAAGAAGGTGTTAAAGCTGAAGACTTATCTAACTACATAGATAGCTACGTTAAAAATAACTGGGATACTTCGACAAGTCAGTTTGTAGATTACGTTAAAAGGAACGCAAAAGAAATATCATTCACAGAAGAACTAGGCGAGTTCAACGATATAAACTTAGCCGAGAAAGCAACAAAAGGATTTGAAGATGTTTTAAAACTTTCTCCAATTGCTACGGTATTACTAAATCCTTTCATGCGTACAGGTCGTAATATTATACGAGAGACTTTAAGCCAAAGTTCTATGCTTGCTAGTATTCCAGGCGCTTCTAAAATTACAGATAAGATATGGGTTAAAACTATGCAAGACTTGAATAGTGGTGATCCTATTATAGCGGCACGAGCTAAAGGACGTCAGATCATAGGAGCGGGTTTCATTGCAACTATTTATGGTTTAGTGGAAAACGATGGAGACTTTACTTATGTAGGTAATCAAAATCAAAACTGGAAGAAAAAGGAAAACTTAAACGTAGCTACAGGATTAGGTGATTACGAATTACGCATACCTACTCCCCAAGGCGTTGTAGGCATCGACATGTCCTCCGTTGAACCTTTTGCTTCGGTTGCTAATATCGTAGCCGATTGCGTGACTCTTTCTAAAGGTACTCCCGACCAACAACAGTCAGCCGCTGAAGGTTTACATTTATTAGCCTTAGTCGTTTCCAATAATATAGGTAATAAATCTTATTTTAAAAACTTAGGAGATTCCATTAAATTAATAACGCTTCAAGGCGAAAGTGAGGAAGCAACTAACGCACAACGTTGGAGACTTGCAAAAGGTATGGCGAGTCGTGCTGTTCCGTCGATTATGAACGCAGCCGCTATGTCTACTGATTCAGTACGAAGAAGAGCAGACAATCTTTTACAAGTACTAGGAAAAAGAATAGGAGGTATAGCAAGAGAAGTAGCGCCTTATCGCGATGCTTTTGGCGATGCGATAGATTCACACCCTCATTTTAAAGGCATTAAGGGGCAGCCTTCAACGACGTCTCAAGCGCTTTCTAGGTTGATTCCTTTTCGTATAAATAAGCAAAGAATGAACCCTAACGATTATATTAAGACAGACGAAAATGGGTTACGTTCTATCGACGTTACAAAGGTTAATCTTAAAAACGCAGACGAAGTAAGAAACGCTGCGTGGGCTGTACTGACTGAATTAAACGGTGAATACCATTTTAATAACGGTACGACAAAACTTAACGGGATTGATCTCCAAGAGCTTATTCACAACGAAACACAAGAAAACGCCTTTGAACGTTGGCAACAAATCTACAGTAAAATAAAACTTGGTGGTCGCGATGTTAAACAAGCTGTGGTGTACGAAGCAAGACAGTCTTATTTTAAAAAACAAACGAACGTTCCCGAAGCTTTAAACACTAGTAATACAAAACTAAAAGACGAAAGGTTGGAAGAAATAAATAGTATTTTAACCGATTATAGAGACGAAGCTTACGAAAAGTTAAAGAAAGAGTTTCCTGTTTTAAAATATGAAGAAAGATTACAAGAAAACCGACAAGACCTTTACGAAGATGGAAAAACTTTAAAAGCTTTAACGGGAGACACTCCAGTTGAATTGTACCAAAGAACATCTCCTGACAAAGGTGGACAACCTAAATCTAAGCTTGAACAATTAATGATCCCCTTTAACAATTAATCAATAACACATAGAGAAATAATAAATCATGCCTAATACATACGTAGATTACACAGCAACGGCTTCGCAAACGGACTTCGCGTTTTCGTTTCCTTACCTCGAAGATGCACACGTCGTTGTCGAAATAAACGGAACGTCTTCAAGCGCATTTTCACTTGTCATTACACCGTCTACCAAAATCGTTCTTAACTCAGGAGCTACAGCGGGTCAGAAGGTACGAGTTAGACGCGACTCAAACGCGTCCATAGCGTTCGTTGATTTCGTCAATGGATCGGTACTAACCGAAAAGAACTTGGACGATAGTTACCTTCACAATCTTTATTTAAACGAAGAGATCGGCGAGATGAATGAACGATCCCTTCAAAAAGAAGTAGGGGGTACGAATTGGGATGCGCGTAATTTAAAACTGATTAATCTTGCCGACCCGACAATAGCCCAAGACGCTTCTACTAAAAATTACACAGACACAAACGACGCATTAAAAGTTGCCAAGGCTGGCGATTCAATGACTGGTAGTCTCGTGATGGGAACAAACAAGATTACAGGTCTAGGTAATCCTACAAACGCTCAAGACGCTTCGACTAAAACCTATACAGATACAAACGACGCTTTAAAAGTAAATAAGTCAGGCGACACGATGTCGGGTAGTTTAGCACTAGGCGCTAATAAGGTTACAGGTGTAGGCGATCCNACAAACTCTCAAGACGCCTCCACCAAAAATTACACGGACACAAACGACGCATTAAAAGTTACTAAGTCAGGTGATACGATGTCAGGTAACCTCGCATTAGGAGCTAATAAAGTTACAGGTGTAGGCGATCCTACAAACGTACAAGACGCAGCTACTAAGAACTACGTTGATACAACTGTTTCTAACACGGTAAGTGGTTCGTCTACTAACTCAGTTAAGACTACATTTACAGGCGCTGGAAGCGCAGCATTTACGTTTGGTGCGGGTATTAGTTTAGACGGTGATACGATGTATGAAGTTGCTATAGACGGTGTATTACAAGAACCTACCGTTGCGTATGCTATTGATGCTAATGCAAATACAATTACCTTTACATCGACGCCTCCAACGGGTTCAAACATTGTTGTAGTACAACGTGGTTATGCGATACCTGTGACGACTGGAACGGTTTCTACTGCGCAAATAAACAATGCCGCTATAACAACAACTAAACTTGTCGATGACGCTATAACGACGGCTAAAATAAACAATGCCGCTATAACGACGGCTAAAATAGACAATACCGCTATAACGACGGCTAAAATTGCTAATAACGCGGTAACAGATACGCAGTTAAATAGTGCTAAATTAAACGGTATAGCAGTGGGCGCTACTGCAAACGATACAGACGCTAATTTAAAGAACAGGGCTAATCACACAGGCAGTCAACTTGCTGCTACTATATCTGACTTTGATACGGAGGTTTCTAATAACGCAGATGTTGCAGCTAACACAGCAGCTAGAAGCGCCAGTTCTACGCCCTTTCCTAGTAACAATATATGGTATGGTCCTAATGGAATTACAGATATAGCGGATTCACGAAAATCAAATCTTATACTTACATCAGCATCAACAGGCGCTACATTACAAGGTGAATTTGATGACGCTGCGGGAGGAGGTGCAAATAGTAATATCATAATTGGAAAAACAGCGGGGAGAGCATTACAGTCATCAGGAACTGCATATATCCAAAATAACATTGCTATTGGAGATAGAGCTTTAGATGATATTTTTCATAATACTATTCCAGCAGATAATCAAGTAATTGGTACTATAGCTATCGGTGCTAATTCTATGTGTGGACTNACAGGAATTAATAGTATTGGTATAGGACATAATGCTGGGACGGTAAGTAATTCTGCTTTAAACCCACATNACAACAGTATTCAAATAGGTGCGGACTCAATTGCGACAGCAGATAATCAAGTAGTCTTAGGTAACTCTAGCACTACCTCTTTAAGGTGTAACACTCAAAGTATTTCTTCGCTGTCTGATGAAAGAACAAAAGAGAATGTTAAAGATAGTAATTTAGGTTTAGAGTTTATTAACGAACTTAAAACAAAAACGTTTAACAAGAAAAACCCCGCTGATTGGGATAAGGAGATTTTAGAAGAACGTTATAAAGATAAAGATAGCAAAGAGTACAGTAGACCGTCGGATAATCCAGTTACTTATACAGGTTTAATAGCACAAGAAGTTAAAGGTGTGTTAGATAAGTTAAACATAAGTGAATGGGATGGATGGGATGAAGAACCTAACGGAGTACAAAGACTAGGTTATGGCGCTCTCGTTCTACCTTTAATTAAAGCTGTTCAAGAATTATCTAAACAAGTAGAAGAATTAAAAAGTAAAATCTAATAACGGTTTTAATCTTTAACCACCACAATATATGGCAATAACACAGACACATTCTCGCATGGTATCAGATGTAGACGCTGGTTCTACCTACGCAACAACTTCGGCACTAGCAGCTAAAGCGGATACCTCTTCCCTTGGAACGGCAGCACCTTTAAACGTCGGTACATCGGCTTCAAACGTCGTACAACTCGACGGGAGCGCGAAGTTACCAGCGGTTGACGGTTCAGCTTTAACAGGTGTTGGAGGAGGTACTAGAACGTTACTTAATACACAGACTATAACATCAAATGCCGCTACTGTTGATTTTAATAGTTTACTGACAGCGACTTACACGCGTTATGAGTTTGAAGCTGAACACGTTGTACCAACAACAGATGATACGGAGCTATATGTACTTGTTAAAACAGCGGGTGACGCGGTTCAAAGTTCCACTTATAACTGGACTTTTAATTGGCAAGGTGCGTCGGATGGAACGTTAATAAACACGTCAGGAGAAGCGGGTACTTACATACATGCTTGTGGTGGTACGAATTCACTACACGGTTTAGGATCGGGAGCAGATGAAGCGGGTGGAAGTTTTACAATAAAGATAAGTACCCCAAGTTCTTCTTCTCGTCATACGCTTATTATGATTGATTCAGTATGGGAAGGCGCGGGTAACGCGGTGTATCGCGGTTGGGGTGCGGGAGAATACGGAGCAACTACAGCCGTTACAGGATTACAAGTTAAATTTGCGGCTGGATCAGTTGCTTCTGGTATCTTCCGTTTATACGGCGTTAACGCTTCATAATACGATGCCAGAACAAATCTCCCACTTCCTTGACACAGCGTTGGCAATCGCTATCGGCGTGTTTGGTTGGATATTCAAGAAATTCTCAGACCGACTCGAAAAGGACGAGGAACGTTTAACGAGGATTGAAGTCGAACTAGCAGCCCAGCATGAACGAGATGTATCCGTTGAAAAACGAATGAGTGGATTAGAAAAGAAGCTTGAAGCGATCAACGATAAACTAGACCGTATGCTTGAAATGTTAATGAACCGACAACACAAATAATAATTATATACATATGAAAAAGAAAAGAGGACTATACGCAAATATGAACCGACGTCGTAAGCTCGGTATCAGTCGTCCTAAAAGCAAATCAACGGTATCTTCTAAAGCCTACGGTAATATGAAGAAAGGCTTTAGCGCTTAGACGCTGGAAATGTTAGTATTATGAAGAAACGAGAACAATTAGAAAACCTACAGGTACTCATCGCAGACACCTACACCCAAGCTATACAAGAGATGAAGGTCGGTGCTTCTGAGTACAATGCGGCGCTTTTAAACGGCGCTAGACAGCTACTTAAAGACAACGATGTTGTCAGCTTGAGCGAGCAAGGATCGCCTCTTGGTAAGCTTGCAGAAGTCCTACCGTTTAACGACGATGACTCCGACAAGGAAGCGATAAGACAAGCCAAGTGAGCCACGTACCACCCGAACTTCGGGACTTCCGTAACTTCTTATTCGTCGTTTGGAAACACTTGGGTCTTCCCGATCCAACGCCTCTCCAGTACGACATCGCTAACTTCATCCAAGGCGGTCCAAAGCGTTCCGTCATCATGGCGTTTCGAGGCGTCGGTAAATCGTGGATTTGTAGTGCATATGTAGTACATCAACTATTACTCGACCCCACAAAGAACATTCTTGTTGTGTCGGCGTCTAAGTCGCGATCCGACGACTTCTCAACGTTTACCTTGAAAATCATTAACGACATTCCCGTTTTACAAGGTCTTAAACCACGTGATGGTCAACGGTTCAGTAAGATAAGCTTTGACGTCGGTTTAGCGCCCGCTTCACACGCACCTTCGGTCAAGTCACTTGGTATCACGTCCCAGCTAACAGGGTCACGTGCGGACATAATCGTTGCCGATGACATCGAAGTACCAAACAACAGTGCTACCCAAGGGATGCGCGATAAGCTCGATGAACAAGTCAAGGAGTTTGAAGCAATTGTAAAGCCACTGGACAGTAGCCGTATCATCTTTCTCGGTACACCCCAATGTGAAGACAGTATCTATTCTAAGCTTCGTGAACGCGGTTATAACGCCCGTATATGGCAATCAGAGTATATACCTTTAGATCAAGTACAAACGGTTTATAACGACGCTGTATCGCCCTTTATCGTTGAAAACACTACTGAAGACAACATCGGTAAGACAACAGAACCATTACGCTTTACTGACATCGACCTTGAAGAACGACGGCTCGCCTACGGACGAAGCGGGTACGCGTTACAGTTCATGCTTAACCCGCGATTAAGCGACGCTGATCGTTATCCGTTAAAGATCAACGATTTAATCGTCACCGAACTCGACAACGACCTGGCGTACGAAAAGTATGTCTATGCCGCTGGTCCACAACAAGCAACCGAAGACCTTCCTAACGTCGGCTTTAACGGCGATAAGTATTTCCGTCCTTTGGACACCAACGGCGATCTAATCGAGTACACAGGTTCAGTACTGTCTATTGACCCAGCGGGTCGTGGTAAAGATGAAACCGCTTATAGCGTCGTTAAGATGCTTAATGGTCAATTGTTTGTTCACGCTTGTAACGGTATTAAAGGCGGGTACGGGGAAAACGTCTTGAATCAACTCGCTCGTATCGCAAAGCAATACAAGGTCAACGAAATCATTATCGAGTCTAACATGGGTGACGGGATGTTTACCGAACTCTTTAAGCCCGTTATAAACGCCGTTTATCCAGTAACGATCAACGAAGTAAGACACCACATACAAAAGGAAAAACGTATAGTAGACACGCTTGAACCCATACTTAATAGACACAAATTAATAGTCGATTCAAAGGTCATAAAAGACGATTATCAAAGCGCTCTTACGTACCCTATTGAGCAACAATCAAGGTACATGTTGATGTACCAACTAACGCGTTTAACACGCGATAAAGGCGCTCTTCTTCAAGACGACCGTTTAGATGCGCTTTGTATGGCTTGTGGATACTGGGTCGAACAAATGGCGGTAAACACAGACTTGAAGATGAACGATAGAAAAGCTGAACTACTAGATAAAGAATTAGAACGTTTTAAAAACGCAGCTTTCAAGATCAACAATAAAACTTCTCGTAGTACTACTTGGATGACTACCGTTTAACACGCGTTATAAACGCGACATACAGTGTAAACAATCTTAATGCGATTTTAACGTTACGTATGAATGACGATATAAATGTTTTGTTAATCGTTATTAAAGCTTACTCGTGATACAAGGTTCTTTTTAAAAATCAGTTGTAACATCTTGCGATTTACTACACGTTTGTTTTGCTTCTGAAATCGCGTTATATACGCGTTATAACGAAAGACACGCTTATCACGTCCTTTACAAGGATTATAACGTGATTTTCAATCCGTCAACCCTAAAATTTATGACTATTACCTAAACCTATGGATATCAACGAACAAACAGATGCGTTTTGTTATGAAGTAGGAAACGTGGTAGCGCGCTTTCGTAACGAGTTTGACCTTAATCACGCGACCATAGTCGGTGTTCTGGAGATGATAAAGATGGAACACTTACTCGAAGCAAACGCGATGGAGGTCGAGTTTGAAATGGATGAAGACTTCTGGGACGATGACGATCAAGACGAAGGCTATGAAGAGGCGTTTTAATATACACTGATCACTGCGTAGCGGGGGTTGGCGTTTAAAACGCGTCTAGAAATGCGTTAGGGATGCGTTAGAGATGCGCCTAAAAGTTTTGGTAAAAAAGTGTGAATGGTCTTATCTAGTACGCAAGCGTCCGTGTTCCCCCCAAAGGGGTAGGTTTTTTTTCTGTAGGACACGGGATGGGCACGAGTAAACAATCAATCGCTTTTAAATACTAGACTCGCAAAGGATATATTATCACATTGACTAGTTACAACGCGATAAAGTCTT